GTATGAAGATATTGATGCAGATGAGCTTGATTCTATACAAACTGATGTACCAGACCCTGAACATATTAAAAAAATAAGTGAAATAAAAAATAAATTGAAAAGTAAAAAGATTGGTTCACCTGTACCCGAAGATGAAGTCCCTATAAATGTTAATAAAGAACAAAAAATAAAGAAAAAATTAGATAAAATTAGTTTTAATATAACTATTCTTCTTGATGATACATCCCAAAATAATTTATATAGCGAATATGATACACTAAATTTTATTAGTAACCAAATTGTTATAGATAAAAATAATACTAATAGTAATGAGATACCAGAAGAAAGTTCAGAATATGTTCATATACTAACACCTATAGGAATAATTATGTATTCTGATAGTTGTCAAAATATGTACTATCAATTTGTAAAATATATTTTTGGGTCATATATGATTCATAATATTCCAAGAACATTATCTATAGATAAATTCATGGAAATTTCTAAAATAGAAACCTTTTATAATCAATTATATTTTTTAGCAAAAATTAGTCATCAAATATTAATAGGTATTATTATATCATTAGGTTATAATACTAATAAAAAATTTACAGATAAATTAGAATCTCTATTTCAGGATTTAAAAGAATATGTTTATTTGGTTGAAAACAAATGGTTATTAATAGATAATATATTGAATCACAGAGACGCGGTTACTTCTACAGACAACGATTATATAAATTTATATTACTTAGTATTTAACCAATTATATTATAATTTAATAAACAATGATTTAACAAGTAAATTAGAAAGTGAGTTTAAAGTTAGCAATCTTAATGAATTTATTAATCCTACATTAGTAGATGAAATTGTGTATAATGATTCATTTTACACTCAATTTTATAATTATATAAATTTAAAGTTCGATTCAACCAACAAACTTAAAAATTTTATTCAAAATATTTTTGAATTTAAAATAGATTATAATTTTAGAAAAAATTCAAATACTAAAATACTTCCATATTATAATAATACTGGTATCGATACTTCTAATCAATTATTTACTATATTATTTAGTCCATTTTTATTGGAGGAGGTAAATGAAGATGTAATTAAAGAATCAACTGAAAAATCATGTGTAAATACTAAAGATGGTACGCATATAAAGGAGTGTAGTAATTGGGTATGTGGTTTTGAAAATAATTTTACCGATATAATTACAGATGCTGGTTCTAAAGATGTAAAGTTAGATATGACTGATGATAAATTTAATCTTTTTAAATTTCAATGGATTAAAATGTTATTAATAGATAGAACTAAAATATACAATAGATTACAATTCTTTAATTTAATTTTAAGAGTGAGTAAAAATGATAAAACTAGAGAACTAAATGAAACTGAATGGTCTAATTTTAAAAATATATTACATATAATTTTGAAAAATAATGACGGTATCGAAATTTGGGATAAAAAAAACATATTACAGAATATTTTTAAGTATATACATTTAATATTTGGTCCTACTACTAATGCCAATCTATCACTAATTAAATTAATATCTATATTTAAAATGAAAAGTTCTACACCATACAAGATAGTAGAAACCTATTTTAATAATATTAAAATATTAGAAGAACTTCTCGATACTTTTATTGATGATTTGTCTAATTTGCAATTAAAAAATTCTAAATTTAAACCATTAGAAACACAACAATTAAAAATAGTATTTGAAACATTTAGAAATATTATATTATCATATAAGAAGGAGTTACAATCATTTTTGCTGTTAGATTTCTTCCAAGATGTATTCACAGAAAAAGATGATTCTACATTCGATTTGCCAAAACTGTTGAATGTACTACCAGATATAGAAGATAAAGATGACTTGCCATTAGATTTTATTAAAAATATATATCAAGAAGGTGGGTTTAAAAAAAGCAAAAAAAAAACTATTATTAAAAATAAATCTAAAAAAAGAAGTAGGATATATAAGTATTAATTCTATGAACATGTTATCTTTTTATAAATTTTAGAATTATCACTGTCAGGATATTCCAAAAAGTTCCAAAAATCAAATTGAAATTGATTAGAACGAATATAAACATCTTTATTATTGTCAAATTGTCTATCATTTGGTGTATCTATAAATACGAGTTTATTAAAATATTCTGGTAATAGTATGATATTGTTATTTTTATTAATATAATGTCTACAAGACACTTTACGATAATCTAAATAATCTTTTAAGTTTATATCTATTATTGCATTATTATATTTAAACTTAATTATTCTATCAGATAATTCTAATATTTGATACATTTAAAATTGAGTTAATTACTTTAATTTATTAAATTAACTCAATTTTTTCAATGACACACTATATTGTTGAAGATATCTATGGTAAAATAGAAATACAAGATAATATTGAAACAGTTAAAGAGCTTAAATTAAAAATTCTTAGTTATAGAAATGGATATTTCTACAAAAATCTAAAATTATTTAATAATAATATTTTATTAGAAGACCATATTATTATTAGATATTTAAAACATAAAAAATTTAAATTATGTATTACTCCTATAACTTGTAACCAACATTTATAATATATTACAACATGATTTATTAGGTACTTCATCTAATTCAATTATAGGTACTGTGTTTATTTTATTAGTTTTAGAATCATACAAGAGTTTGGATTCATCTATAATATATTCAAATATTTTATCTATATTTTTCATTTTTTTGGCTGAAGTATTATAAAATTTAGCACTAATATTATTTGCAAATATTTTACCATTAATATTAACTGGCATTAAATCCTCCTTATTTCCTATAACAATCAACTTAGGTAAATTATTATAACACGTTTTTTTAACAACATTTAACCAATCATTTAGTTTTTCAAGAGTATTATTATTAGTTGAATCATAAACTAAGATAATAAAATCAGAATTTCTGATGTACATGGGCGTTAAAGAACGATATCTTTCTTGTCCAGCTGTATCCCATATTTGTAAATCTAATTTAGAATTTTTATATAATATTTGTTTGTTCCAAAATGATGCACCTAAAGTAATTTCATGCTTCTCTACAAATGAATTTTCAAAATAAGTACGTATAATACTAGTTTTACCTACACCTGATTCACCCAAAATTGTACATTTTATATTAAACATTATATATATATAAATAAATTAAATTTAAATAGATTAACTAAATGCTGCTTTAAGTACTCTTAATCTTTCTGAATTATTACTAAAAAATTTTAATCGTGTAGCTCCTACATTTGTATCACCCTTACAGTTTAATTTAAAAAAGAATTCTTTAAAAGAAAAATTTTTTTTATATTCTAGTTTTTTTCCACCTAAATAAATTAAAAAACCATAAATTGTAGTGATAACTAAAACTCCTATTAATAAATTCTGAAGAATTGATACAAATCTATTAATTTTTCTTGATTTCTCTTTAGATACTTTGTCCATTTCACTATTTTTATAATATTGTGATACTACTATAATAAATAATGCAAAAATTTGTAATAACCATGTATATGGGTCAACTTTAGATGTAATTAGGAACCACATATATAGAAATAATGTCACTGTTACAATATGTCTTGGTTTTAATACTGGATAAATATTGGCATCGGCTAATACAACAAAGAAATATAGTGATATAATTGCTACAAGGTGTTTTATATAAATATTATTATTTAATAGTTTAATAACTTTACATTGAAAAAGTTCACCAATATAATTACCAGCTATTATTAAATAAAAAAATAATAAACCTTTTAAAGTAGCCACTATCATAGTATTATTAAAAATAGGTTTAATTCCTAAGTGATTATTTCCTACGTGATTATTTCCTAGGTGATTATTTCCTACGTGATTATTTCCTAGGTGATTATTTCCTAAGTGATTATTTCCTAGGTGATTATCTCCTACGTGATTATTTCCTAAGTGATTATTCGCTATATTATTCGATATAGATTCAACTTTTTTTTCGAGTGACTTAATTTTTTCAACAATTAATTCGTTATTTTGATATGGATTAGTATTATTTAAACTACTCATTATATATTATAGATAGAATTTTATTTTAATTGAATAAAGAATTTATTTTCCAAACGATTTGATATTGGTGTAACAATAATAAATCATTATGTTTATATAAATTATCATTAACATAGGTGCCTTTTCCCATAGGAAATAAAATTTTATTTTCAATTAATGGTTTAAATTTTTTATGATTTTTATCTAAATCCATCCAATTTATATCTTTAGGCGTATCATCTATAATAATAATACTGTTTTTGTGTAAATTATATTTGATAGCATTAAATTCTTTTAAGTGATGCTCTGCCGATGGGTTAGGATTAGACCAATCAACATTATATGAATCTAAATATAATAAATCTATAGGTTTATTAAATTTTTTTAAAAAATTTAGAGAATCATTACATTCGACTTGTGTTTTATTACTAGTTAGTTTATTAGCTTCGGTAACACATTGCTGGTCTAAATCAACACTATAGACCTCACCATCATAATAATTAACAAAATCATCCCATAATTTTGTAGATTTTACCCCACATTTAGCACTACATCCTGTTTCTACAATTGTATAAAATGATTTGTTATTATATTTTAATAATGATTCTAAACCATATTTAAAAGTATTATAGTTAATATGAGTCCAATATCCATCGATATGTAATTTTTTTTTTATATGTGGTTTAGTTACAGTCTTACTATTATATAATGTGTGTGATTTAGAATAGTTATTTTTAATAGTAAAATGTTTATTAAAAATATTATTTATATAATCATCCATAAATATAATATTTATTTTTATAATTTTTAACAAACTAATGCCATACCAATAGATATAATCGTTATACCTAATATTCGTTTGAATGTTACATTTTCTTTAAAAATAAAAATAGAAAATAAAATTAGCATTACATTACTAAGTCCTTTTAACATGGGTAAGTATTTAGATACATCATATTTTTTTAACATAGTTAAATAAATAAAATTTGAAATAGTGCCTAAAGTAACAAAAAATAGTATACCGAAAAAATATTTGGCATCTAAATTAATTATAGATTTTTTAAAATTAGTTATAGAATTTTTATCAGTTAAAACTAAATATACACAATAGCTATAAATAACTATACTATAAGCTATATGGATTAAAATCATTTGATAATTAGCATCAAGGTTTTTACGTAACTCTTTCCAAAAAAAAGTAGGAAGAGACCAAGAAACTAATGTTACTAATAAAAACAAATAGTTCATTTAATATAATGACATATTAAAAAAATAATTCTAATTAATTAATAAATTATTTAAATTTCCTTTAGGAGCCATAACTATATTTCCTTGTCTAATAATTTTTTCAAAAAGGTCAATTTCTTCTTGACTTAAGAATTTAGATAATATTTTTTTATAAACTTTTTTTTCGTATTCTTTTTTCTGGTCAATAGTTAAATTTTCTTTATCATAAATAAATTTTCTTATTTTAAAAAAAGCTTTTGCTGCTATTTCAATTGAAATTGACATTCTTTTATGTGATTGCTCAATATTTTCTTTAGCATCTTTAATATCTGGACGTTCCATTAATATATCTATTTTTTTATTAAGTCTATTAATTGCCTCTTGTACTTCTTCATATTCTTGTTTAGTTTCTGTTAGTATAGTATTACGAATTTTTGCACTATTATCGATCAAGTTTTGCTTTGATTCTTTATAAATTTCGGCCTGTTTGTCTAAAACTTGAAAATTAAACACTTGTTTATTCATTTATAATGTATAAAAGGTTTTTTTTTTAATAAATAATACAAATTGGCTTAAATAAACAAATAATATTATAATTATGTATTTACTTTATACTTTATTATGGTTTTTAGTATATTTTAATATTAATAAAAAAAATAATTTAGATACAAATTATAATAGTTATATTGTAGCGTTTATACATGCCACATTGTCTATATTTCTAAATGGATTAAATTATTTTTGTATAGATAGATTTAATGATTGGGATTCTAGTTACAACATTTTATCTAATCAAGCAATATGTGTATCATTAGGTTATTTTATATATGATTTATATCATACTACTATAAAAAATTATAATAAAATTTTTACAATTCATCATTTATTATCTATAACTACTTTACTTTTTAGTTATAATACACAGACATGCTCTAAATTAGTTTCTACTTTTTTATTATATGGTGAAATAAGTAATCCACTTCAAATTATTTGGTATTTATCAGATAAATTTGGATATAACACACTAGAAAAAATGGTATTTCCAATATATAGTTTATTATTTATTTCAATCAGAACAATAATAATACCTTACTTAATATTTGATATAATAAAAAAATTATACCATAACTATTATATACTAATATATTGCACTTTTTATAC